AGGGCGGTAACCCAGAAAAAGGAGCACAATCACCATGGCAAACGAAATAGCAGTTGCCCCCGAGCGCATGAGCGCAATCCAGAAATACCTTGCGGCCAACCCGGCCATGCAGGCAAAACTCGCGGCGATGCAGCTCGCCATGACCTCCGGCATCTCCGTCGGGGGAGTACCGACGATCGGCTGCAAGTCCACCCGCTTCGTCACCAAGGAAAATGGCGTTACGGAGCCGCTGGTTTACCCCGCAGACTACAGAGTCGAGGAGCTGCGCGGGCAACCCATCACCACCATCACCGCCATCGTGCTGGCCGGGAAGGACGGATTCGACAAGGCGTGGTACGCCGTGCCGTACAAAGACGGTGAAGAGCCGGCCGCCCCGGACTGCTTCTCCAACGACGGTGCTAAGCCCGATCCCAGCTCGGCGCTTCCCCGATGCACGAACTGCGCGAGCTGCCCACAGAACGCCTTCGGCAGCGGCATCGACCAGAACGGCGACCCTGGTAAAGGGAAAGCCTGCTCGGATAGGAAGACTCTGGCGATCCTGTGCCCCCCGAAAATCTGGAGGTTGGTGCTCATGCCCACGGCGCTCAAGGGGTGGAAGAAATACTGCACGGATTTATCCGCAATGGGTGTCTTCCTCCCGACGGCCGTGACGAAGATCACCTTCGACCCGACGAAGAACTTCCCGACCTACGCTTTCGCGTTCGGGGGTCTTCTGCAGGATGCCCAGATCGATGCGGTCCTCCCCATGATTGACGGCCCTGAGGTCCATGCGATCATCCATGGCACGGTGCCCGTGGCGTCTCCGGTTGCGCAGCAGCAGCAGACTGGCCCGTCGGCGGCAGAACTCGCAGCACAGAAAGCTGAAGCTGAGAAAGTAGCGAAGGAAGCCGAGAAGGCATCGAAGGTCGAGGAGAAACGGAAAGCTGCCGAGGCAAAGAAGGCGGCAGAGGCGGCTAAGGCCGCAGAAGCTAAGCCGGCCGGCGCCGGGGTGCTCGACATCGACTTCCCGATGGACATCGCCGATAAGGTCATCCCGCAGGCGGCGAATAGGCCCGCGGCCACTGTCTCCCTGGCCGACGCCTCCGAAGCCGACATCGCGGCGTTGATGCAGATTTAGGCGGGGGGTCTTGAAAGATGGGCCGGGGGGGCGACTCCCGGCCTTGATTTGAACACCCGACAAGGGTTTACCCGCTTCGCCCCGGAGGTAATTTAGTATGTCCAAAACAATCATCATTTATCACCCCGACACGCTGAAAGGCTTTGCCTGCGCTTACGCGCTCTGGTTCGGTCTCTGCGTCGCCATCGACGCCGACAAGGAACGCCCCGATGTAGTATTTACGGCGTTGGGGAATGCGAGCGGGGTTACTGCAGATGGCGATAATGCGCTCGGCATATCCGACTGGGATAAGCCCCACAATGTCTGGGTCTCGGCTGTCACCGACTACCCGGTCCCCGACGTGCTTCGTTACGTGGAAGACATCACCCACGCGCTCCCGAACTCCAAGGAGGTTCGGGCATTCCTCGCGACCATGGGGCGGACGGCCGAGGCTCTGGAGGAGTGGGTGGAGTTCGATCGGTTCCAAGCGTGCGTTGCCGGCGCCGCGATCCTGCGCTTTAACGCGCTCCCGCGGAGCGAACAGGCGGACTACCTCTATGAGGAAGTAACCGAAGAAACTAAGACTTGCCCTCACTGCGGATTACGTGTTCCAGAATCAGATGCATGCTGCGCACCGGCAGACTATTGTGCTCATTTCGAAGTTGCGTAGGAGTTAAAAGTGAATATCCATGACGATATGACGTTCGACTTCACAATGCTCCGCAAGATCGCGGAGTTGGCGGGGCTTTCCCACCGGGAGTTGGCATCGCTGTTGAAGATCACCATGCCAACGTTCTACTCGTGGTGCGGTGGGCGGAAGCCACAGACCGTAGCGACCTATGAGTCGGCCTGTCAAACTTTGAAAGCGATCAAGCGCGGGTTGGTCCGTGGCGATTTCCCTATGCCGGAGCGCTACCAGAACGTAAAAGGTATGAGCGGTAACCCTGCTCGTGCTCTTGAGCTGGCGAAGCGGTACGCGAAGAATTACGTTGCGAAGTAAGACGTGAGACGAGAGAAAGAACGGAAATTGCTGCGGTTTTTCATCTTGAGTTTCGTGGTTCTCGCTTGCGGCGTGCGCTGCCACACGGGGTATTGAAACGATCTTGACTTCGGCCGTGAAGTGGGGGAGGATAATGGCTTCCCTTCTTTTTGGCTACACTTACCACCCCGGAGGCTCACCTTGGACTACCTGCGTCGAGTCCTGCCCGCCGAATCTGCGACTGGAGACAGCCTATATTGTGCCGTCCACCTCCTCAAAAATGGAGCAAAAGTCCAAAGGTTTTTCGAGCGGATAGCGGAGCTACACCGCCACCTCCACGCTCTGGACGACGCGGAAGTTACGGTTTTTGTTGCCCAAGCCGCCTTCGACAAAGCTCTCGTCCGAGCTGCTGAAGAATTTAACCGAACGCTTCCCCCAAAGTCAGCCGACTATAAACCGCGGCGCTCCCAGCTCAATACTGTGGCGCTCCGTTCCTTTTTTATGGACATTGACTGCGGCCCTGGAAAACCGTTCCCGACGCAGGTTGCCGGGGTTGTAGCCCTGAAAAAATTCCTAAAGGACACCCTGCTCCCTCCCCCCCTCGTGGAGTCATCGGGGAATGGGCTTTACGTTCACTGGGTTCTGGACGAAGCCATTGACCCCCAGCGTTGGAAAGTCGTCGGGCAAAAACTAAAAGCCCTTGCAAAGCATCACAAATTCGAGATCGACCCGGTGCGCACGGCGGATAATGCGTCGGTCCTGCGGCCGATGGGTGTTCATAACCGTAAAGACCCGCTGAATCCGAAACTCACCCGGATTATTTTCGACGCCCCGAACACCTCGTTCAGCGCATTCACTGCTGCGGTTACTGCCGCCTCAGCACGAGTCAAAATACCACTGCAAGGGTTGATCGCCCCAAAGGAGTTCAAGGGTCTTAACGACGCGTTCGCCTCCGGGATCGGCGATAATCACCCCCCCTCCTCGGCGCACAAGGTTGCTGATAAATGCCGCGCTGCTCGCGTGATGCGGGATACCCTCGGGAACATTGCCGAACCCGTCTGGTATGACCTCCTCGGCGTCCTGCGCCACTGCGAAGAGGGCGACGACGTTGTGCAGGAGTGGAGCAGCGGGCACCCCGACTACTCCCCGGCAGCGACGGAAGAGAAGCTGGAGCACCACAAGGCGTCGGGCGTCGGGCCGACTACCTGCCAAAAGATCGGAGCTGACGACGCGACCCTATGCGTTGGGTGCCCCCACGCCGGGAAGATCAAGTCACCGATCGTCTTGGGTTACCCGGATGCAGAACTCGTCGCAACCATCACCGAAGAGGAACAAAGGAGCCTACCCCAAGGTTTCCTGCGCACGGAAGACGGCCTTTTTATCGACTTCGGCGGGGTGCCTGAGCGGTTCTACCCCGAAGACCTTTATCCGGTCTCGCTTGGCATGGACCACAGCAAGGGTTATGAGGTGGTCACGATCCGGCATCGTTTGCCGGTAACTGGATTATACCACGAATTCAATGTCCGCTCAGCTTTACTGCTAAAGCCTGTCGATTTTCTGACGGCGATGGCCGACGAGCATGTCCAAGTCCAAGGGAACGATTCGAGGAAACACATGATGACCTACATGGGCGAGTACATGGCACAACTCCGAGCCACCGTGCGCATGAATGATATCTACACGCAGATGGGGTGGACCGAGCACCCTGAGACGGGCGACCTGTCCTTCGTCCTGGGCGATCAGATTTACCGGGCAAACGAGGAGCCTGTGAAGGGTGGCATGTCTAAGATGGCCTCGGCCGCCGTCGCGGCGTTCTGTCAGAAAGGGAATCTCGAAACGTGGAAAGCCTCGACCCGGCACCTGTCGGCCCCCGGCATGGAGAGCTTGGCGTTCTCATTCGCCGCCGAGGCGTTCGGTGCGCCGCTCATGCGCTTCACGGGGCACTCCGGGGCGCTGATCGCGATGGTAGGGGCGACCGGGCTCGGTAAGACGATGACAGGGAGCTGGGGGCTTTCCACTTATGGGAAACCGAGCGACCTCGTACTCCAGAAAGACGACACTGCGGCATCCGTGATATCGCGGCTCGGCATTTATGGGAGCCTGCCGGCGTACATCGATGAGGTGAGTAACATGACCCCGGAGGCGCTGTCCGATCTTGTCTACCGGGTGACACAAGGCAAAGACCGCAATCGGCTCACACAGACGGGCGCCGAGCGCGGCGGTAGGACAAGCTGGAACACCCTTGCGGTGGTTAGCTCTAACCATCCCCTCACCGACAAGCTCGCAGCCCTCAAAACAGACTCCTCGGCGGAATTGAACCGCATCATGGAACTCACCATCCCCACCACGAGTACCCTTGGTAGTGCAACCTGGGCCGAAATTCACAATGCTGTAACCTGCCACTACGGCCAGGCGGGTCCGATCTACATCCAGTACCTTGTCGACCACCAGACCGAGCACGCTGAAAAGCTCCGCATCCTGATCGCCGAGCTTGAACGCCGCACCGACGCGCTGCAGGCCGAGCGGTTCTGGATCGCGGCGGCGGCGGTCACTATCTACGGGGGGCTGATCGCGAAGAAGCTCGGGCTGATTGAGATGAACATCGGGAGCTTGATTAACTGGATTGTCGATCTGATCCGCGGGCAGCGCGAGACGAAGAACGATCTCGTCGCCAGCGACCTCGATCTCCTCGGGCAATTCCTCGACCACAACGCCAGCGGCATCTTGGTAACCGGGCGCGACCTCACCAGTGGCATGGTGGTGATGCTCAAGGAGCCGAGGGGGGCGATCAACGGCCGGGTTTACTGGGAGGAGAACAAGCTGTTTATCAGTCGGCAAGAGCTGCGCGGATGGCTCGCGAAAAACTTCGCCTCCTATACGGCGCTCAAAAATTATCTCATATCTGTGGGTGCGCTCGTCTCCACCGATCGACGGAAAGTCCTGGGCGCCGGGACACATTATGCAGGGTCGTCGGTCCCCTGCTGGGAAATCGACTTGTCCATGCCGGCGCTCGGCCGGGTCGCGGCGAAGATCGTGCCGATGATGGCAGAGCCTATCGAGGGCTTGCGGAGGGTGAAGTGAATGTGGATCATACCGAAGACGGTTCACCCGTTAATGTCGTGGAATTCTGTGCAGGTTATGCCGGGATTCATCTCGGACTTAGACGAGCAATCCGAAATTTGCGCGTCATCGCTTTTAGTGAGATCGAAGCCTTCGCCTGCGCGAACTTGGTCGCAAAAATGGAAGCGGGACTCTTGGACCCAGCACCTATCTGGACGAATCTTAAAACCTTTCCTGGCCGAGCGTTTCGCGGCAAAGTGGGCATCCTTGTGGCTGGGTATCCCTGCCAGCCCTTCTCTGCAGCGGGGAAGCGGCTCGGAGCCGACGACCCCCGGCATCTCTGGCCTTTTGTCCGAGAGCAGATCGCACTCATGCAGCCTGAGTTCTGCTTCTTCGAAAACGTCGATGGGCACATCTCGATGGGACTCTCCACAGTCCTCAGCGATCTGGAAGAAGATGGTTACAGAACAACGTGGGGAGTATTCAGCGCGGCTGAAGTCGGCGCGCCTCACCAGCGAAAACGGGTGTTTATCCTCGCTCAAAGGCGAGGCTTGGCAGACCCCGAAGGCGAAGCTCTCAGAGGATTGCCCCGCAGAGCGGGAGAGTTCCTCTCCCGCTCTGGTTTCTCAGGTCTTGATGTGGCCCACAATCAGCGTCAACGAGTCCAAGAACATGGAGGGCGGGAGCCAGGCGGCGAGGAACTCGCCGCCGCTCGGGACAATGGTTCACCTCGCTTCTGGCCCTCAAGACCCGGCGAGCCTCAGCACTGGTGGGAGCCAAGCCGCACCTTCAGCGGGAAAACTTTCTCCGAGGTGGGTCGAGACTCTCATGGGACTCCCGATCGGATGGACAATGCCGAGCTGTTTGAATCCTGCGACTCCCGAGTCGATGAACTGCGACTGCTCGGAAACGGAGTCGTCCCGGCAACCGCCGAGCGAGCTTGGCGAGTGCTTTATGAAAGACTCAGGCGTGAGCCAAAGGCTCACGCCTCGGGTAACTGAGATCGCTTCAGACCCTAACTTCGTGGCTAGGATGGGGGATAGATCAGAGGGGTGCTTCGCAAGCTTGAGCCACCAAGTCGGAAGCGTAAAAGACTGGCCCACGATCCGGGCATCGGATGCTGAACACGGAGGACCGAACCAACGAGGCAGTAAAGGCGACTTGATGCTCCCGAGCGACTGCGCTCGGGAGCAGGGACTTTGGGAGGATTTATTATGAGTTCCTGTTTCCGCTGTAAACGAACCGGGGAGAAAATGTGCGAAGGGACATGTGGACTGTGCGGCACCGCCTGTCCCGGCTGGTGGCCGCTACCGGAGGTGAAGAAGTGAACTTACGCGAGAAAAATAATTTTGTAGACGAGCAACGTAAGTGTGAACGCTGTGGGAAAGAGTTCACGTTTACTGCGAGCGCACATCGGCAGTATCCTACGGGTGGGAGATTTTGCAGCCAGAAATGTTGTGCGCTCCAGGCCAATGATTTCTTTATGCGCGCTCGCGTGCGGCAACAGGCGAAGAAGAAAATGCGCCGAGTGGGGTATTTCCTATGATAAATTACGTGCTGGGTTTCGCCTTCGACAAGGCAAGAGAGCGGGTGGTCCTCATTCGCAAGGAGCGCGGGCCACAAGTGAACATCGGTCTGCTGAACGGCGTCGGCGGCAAGATAGAGGGAAAGGAGGAAGATTACGCCGCGATGAGCCGGGAATTCTTTGAGGAAACCGGTGTATGGCTCCCCGACTTTCTCTGGGATCGCAGGGGGCATTTTTCTGGGAAGGACTGGCGGGTGACGGTGTTCTCTGTCTTCAGCGACGAGGTGGTCGGGTGCCGAACGACGGAGAGTGAGAAGGTTTTACTGTCTAGGGTTGATGAGGCTTTCGGGCGTTACGCCTGCGCTCGAAACGTAGAGAAATTGTTGCAGCTTTGCCTCGATGAGCGGATCGAGTATTTCAGTTGGACGGAGGTTTAGAGTGACCTGCGAAGAACAGCTACCGGTAGAGGAAGAACCTGTCACGAAACCGAGCGACACCCAGATTGGCGGGGGTCACTACAAGGATATGTCCATCCAGCCCGCAGAGTTCTGCCAAAGAAATCATCTGGATTGGTGTGAATCTAACGTGGTAAAGTACGTCTGCCGGCACAAGCTTAAACATGGTGCCGAGGACATTAAGAAAGCGATTCACTACTTGCAGTTGCTTCTGGAGTGGGAGTATCCTGAACGTGGCTGATCCCGCCCGTACCCCGAAGCGCACCAAGGCAGAGATGCTGAAACTCTACCAAGAAGGGTGCCGCGCGGCACCATGTAGGCCTGTCGAGACGGGGCGACTCGTTTGTCCATTCTGCCCGTGGCTGAAGAAATTCTACCTGAAGGAGGGTACAAAATGAAAGGTGACCAGAGAATCATTGACTTACTGAACAAACAACTCGCGCGGGAGTACGGCGCGATCATCCAGTACACCGTCCACGCAGCGACGGTCGCCAACTGGGGCTATGACAAGCTGGCCGGCTACATGATGGCCCGTGCGAAACAGGAAATGGGACACGCCGACAAACTCCAGGATCGCATCCTCTTTCTCGATGGCGTGCCAGCTGTCGCTCAGGTGCCGGCGTTCACCGGTGCTACGGTCCCCGAGATGATGAGCCAAGATCTGAAGGGCGAGATGGAGGCCCGCGCCGCTTACAACGAGATTGTCAAACTCTGCATCCAGATCGGCGACAACGGCACGCGCATGATCGCCGAGGCGAACTTGGCGGAAGAGGAGAACCACATCAACGATATCGAGTCGGCACAACGCGAGATCGGCGACATCAAATTGCCGGGGTATCTGGCAGAACAGATGGAGGAATAGGTTTGGCGGCGAGAGGTATCTACCTCCACCCCTCGGGTTTTCAAAGAGAACCTTACCGCCGTTTTTCATAGACCTTGTGGCTCACCGGTAAATTCACGGCGACCAGGTTTAGTGGGCAACTTAACCCGCCACAAAGTCCACAGACCCCGCCGCATCCAGAATCGTCTGGCTCTGCGGCGGGGTTATATTTTTCCGGGGCTACTCTTCGGCCCCGTACTCAGCCTTGATCGCCTGCTCTTTCTTCGTCAACGTTCCCGCCGCCTTACTCCGTGCTTTCTTCACTGCGTTCGCCAACTCCTGAGAGGTGATCTTCAATGAGGGTTGCGTGGTGGAGAAGGCGTTGATTTTCTCTATCGCCCGCTCCTTCGCGTCCTGGTCCCCATCACTCGTGGCTTCGGCCAGATGCCGGATGAGCAGTGACCTCCGCTGTGAAAGCTCCGTGGAGATGTTCTTCAGGTATTGGCTCTCCTCTTTCGCCAAGGATACGTCCAAGGGGTTGATCCCGGCCATCTGGAGCGCAATGTCATACATACTCACGTCTTCGGGCTGCATGACCGTTTTGCCGGCAACCTTGACGCCCCCGTTGCTGAGATCGTTGGCCTTGATGAAATTGCGCACGAAGTTCGGCGAGGTGTACTTCACGGCGTCCCCGGTGTTTCCTTCTGAGATCGCATCCCCGGCCTTTCTCCAATCGCCTACCATCGACCATGCGGGTCCGAGAATCTTGTTGGCATACCATGCACTCCGTTCGCCGGCCGTCATCCCCTCTGGGGGTTCCCCGTTGATCGCGTAGGCTTCCCCCACACCAAGTCGCTGGGAAAGATCGAGGCCGATGATTGAGGGCAACCCTTTCTCCAAAACATTCGCCAAGTTGTCCCCAAGCCCCGCGTGCAGCCCGCGTGAAACATCCTCCCCAAAATGCCACGGATCGTCCTTGTCCTCGAAGAGCCAAGCGATCGCATTGTAAACCGCAGCGACGGCGCTGTTGTTGACAGCCATGGCAATGGGGGCGCCGGCAGCGCCGGCCAAGGCCATTCCTGAAGCAGTCATGTAAGCCAGCTCTGCGCGAGCTTGATGGCGCTCTGTAGTGAGCCGGGTCTTCTCGTCGGCCAGCACCTTATCTGCGTGATCCTTGCCGAAGATGTCGACGTTCTGGGCATGTTCGGCTTCGGCCGCCGCCACGTTGCGGGCGAACTCCTTACCGTAGGCGTCCATCGAGAGCTGGATCACTTTGCCGATGGTCTGAAACCGGAAGAACTGGAACTGGAACATGAGCTTCCCAGCGTTGGTGTTCATGAATGCGGGGCGGTTGCTCGGGTCGTAGTTGTAAAGCGTGTCATCCACGATGTCCTTCGCCATGTAGTCGAAGGCTTTCGCGAAGTCGAACTTTCCGTCGGTATGGAATTTCGCGTCTTTGAACGCAAGGTCCATCGCTGCGGTCGCCGCTGCCTTACGCGCCCCGGAAACCCCTTTCCGCAGGAAGAACCCTGCGGTGTGCGTAAGCTTGTTGGAGATGTCATCCAGCTTCGTCGCTCCGATCGCAGCGTCGTGGAGGTCGAACGGCGCTGAGAGTTCGGTGGTCCCCACCATCGCCCCGACCCGAAGGGTCAAATATTCTCGGCCGGTCTGGTCGAACTTTGTATAAATTTCGTGGAGCTGGTCGTTGAGCGACTTCTTCTGGTCAATAGCATCTTTGGGTATCTGTGCGCGATCGACAACCAACTGCTCTGCGGCTTTCTGCTCCAGCAACACCCGTTGCTCGGGAGTGATGTTCTCGATCTTCGCTGCTTCAGCAGCAACGCCTTGAGCGGAAATGTGCCCCGCGGTCTCCAGCCGCCGCGAGGTCTCTATGTCGATCGAGTGCAGATCGGAGAGCATACCGGCAACCTTGTGCCCGACTTGCCCGTTCTCCGCGTCCCACGCCTCCAGTTTATGATCCGCATACTTGCCGCTCATCCAGTTCTTCATGAACTGGTAGTGCGACTCCAAGGCAGCACCAGGGCCGAACTTCGCGGCGAGCTTCGGGAGGGTGAACTGGATCGGTTGCGCCAAGTGGGCAATCCACATGGTCGGACTGGTGAGCATCGTCATGAAGGCGAGGCGATTCGCCATGCGCACAGGCACCGCAGTCTGCTGCTGGGCTTGGAGCTTCTGGTCCTGACTCTCCAGATAGTCAGTCATGTCCTGCATCTTAAGCAACGCCGCTGAGTCGTGATTCACGCCGGGGGCTTGCAGGGCGTCGATCTTCTGCCTCATGACTTTGTACTGGTCGGCGAACTGCCAATCGTATTTCGCGTGCGCCGTCGCGCGGGCTTCCTTCGCCATGTGTTCGGCGTAAGTCCGCATCCAGTCTGTGGAGAAGCCGGCAACCCCGGTGCGCTCCAACTTGGACCCTTGGATGCTGCCCCGGCTCAGGGTGTTCACCCACAGCTTTTCAAGATCGCCCTTCATCGCCTCCAGCTCGCTGCCTTCAAGGCCGTGCTTCGCCGCGATGGCGTCTAGCTTGGCAAGCACCGACGACGGGATGTTAGTCGGGCTGTTCCCTTTGTTCAGCGGTGCCTTCTCGATGGTGCTGTCCTTGCCGGCCAGCTTCGCCCGAGCTTCAATAGCCTGGGCCTCAGTCCTGTATGCCTCGGCGTTGATGAGCTGGCCCCGCTTGCCGTCCTCGCCGGGGGCGAAGGTGCGCACCATGTACTCATAGCCGTGGCGGGAGAGCGGGAAGTAGGCGGCGAGCCGTGCCTGGGTCTCAAGCTCCTGCTTGAGGTCTTTGTACGCTTTCGAGTCCTTGCCGGTGCGGATTTCCAACTGCTTCAGCACGGCGTCGATGTGCTCGTCATGTACCTTCCCGATCTGAGCGAACATCTGCTTGACGCCATCCCGCTGCTCAGGGGAGAGCGCGGCGAGGTGCTGCTTGATCTCTGCGCGAGCCGCCTCGATGGTCTTCGCCCGGGCGTATGCAGAGTCACCGATCGGCGTCCACGCCTGTGAGTTCGCCGTTGCTTTCAGTGCATCACGCTCGGACGGGGGGAGCTTGGTAAAATCGGCCATCTTCATGCGCTCGCGCGCGGCGGCGATCTCGTCCGCCTTCGGCCCGTTCCACTGCTCGTCGAGGGACTTCGCGGGGTGGAAGGGATCGAGTTGGTAAAGTGTCATCCGGTAGATGAGATTCGCCCCTTTCTGAAAATCGGCATCGCTTTTGAAGTTTTTCTGGAGCGCGGACTGGATACGCACAGCATCATCGGCGTGCTGGCGGATATACGCCTGCTTGTCCCCACGGACTCGCAGAACATTCACCAGATGCTCTTTGATTGGCCGCGCCCATGCCGCTTTCGACGCCATAACGATGGTCCGGTCGACGGCCTGGATGAACCTCAGAGCCTTGGTGCCGACGCGCTCCATGATGTGGGTGAAGTCGTCTGAGTTGAAGAATTTCTTCCCAGCTTCGTTGACCGCTTCGCGCTGCTCCTCGGGGCGACCGAGGGAGAACTTGGCTACGATCTTCACGTCCTTGTCATCGAAGATGACGTAGTTGTGGGTGAGGTTATCCGCGTTTTGCTTTTCGGCGGCGCGCGAAGCCTCCGCTTCGGACTTGAACGACTCGCTGTATCCAGATTGAGACGATACTCGCCACTGAGGGCGCTCTGGATATTTTTCATTCTCCCAGATGCGTGTCACTTTGGCAGTGTTGTCCCGACTCTGCTCGTCAAGGTACTTATTCCCCTTTATCCCGAGTGAACGCAGAAGCTCGGACGCAGCCTCTTTGCTACCCTCCACTTGCACCAAACGGCGATAGACTTCGCCGCCTGTGTCGGTGTCTCGCAAGTTGGCTGCGGTCAGTTGCTCCCCGCTCAGCCCGTTTGCCAACTTATCCAGTACTTCCGGTTGCTCGCTAAGAGGTTTGTCCCAGTTCAGATACTCATGTTCTTCTGGTGCGAGTTCTACTTGGTAGAGCTTTCCTTTTCGTGCCTCTCGGAACGCGGTAACTAACTCGGCTAGCTTTTCGGCGGGAATCTCCCGCGCGGCGCGGTTAGCGTTCTGCACGCGCTTCGCTGCCTGCTCGGCGGAATCTCCAGCGTTCGACTGAAGCATTACTTCGCGCTTGGTATCGAACGAATCAGCCCCTTTCGGCCAGTCAATACCCGCTTTCTCAACAAGCCCCTCAAAGTCGGGCACATGCCCTGCGGAAAGCGCGTCCCGATAATGCTCAGCGACAGCTTTTGCCCCTGCGAAGTAATGACCCTTCCCGAACATCGCACCACCTTCGCCAGTACCAATCTTGGTGGAGTCGAACTTATCGTGGTCGTGGGGGGAGCCATGCCACGCAGCGACCATAAACCGCCGCAGTGCGTCCCCGCCTTCGCCCTGCTTCTGTTTCCACACCTCGCCACTGGTGAGTTTCCTGAACACGGTATCGGCGTTCGGCATCACTAGATCGCGGAGTTTCAGTGCCAGCTCCTTGATCCGGTTCCACCACCCGGTAGCCGGCGCAGCGCCGTCGCGGAAATCCTGATAGGCCTTGGCTGCGTTTTCTTCGGACCCGTACTTCTTGAAGACCTGTTCGATCTGCTTCTTGGAGAGCGCCAGAGCTACCGCAGCATGGAAAGTCTCGTGGTCCAGCTCCCCCACGCCTTTCTCAGTAAGGGAGATCACCCCTTCTTTCCCCATCTTCACGAAAGACGCCACCGGCTTCTCGCCTTCCTCCAGGGGGCGGCCATGAGCAGCCTCCACTGCGGCCCGGTCGAATTCGATCTCGCCAGTCATGGTGATCCGAATCTTGGTGCCGTTCTCCGCAGTGACCTCGTGGCCCTCGGGGGTTTCCCGAACGTCCTGACCGGGGAAAGATTTCTTTACGCGTTCAGCGGTGAGGGGTTCTGCCTCTTTCGCGGTTACCGAGGCTTTTGCCTCGATCTGGCGCAGAGCTGCGTCACGATCGGTATCACTCATAGCGGAAATCTCGCGGCCCTTATAGCCGGCTTTCGCGAGCTTGATGTTCTCGGCCGCCCGGTCGGTGACCGGCACCCCGGCGGCGAGTTTCTGTGCCCCCTCTTCGGGCGTCATCTTCTTGATCTCGGCCGGCGTGTGCCCAAGGCCGCGCAGGGCTTTTTCATCTGCCTTGGTGAGGAACATCTTCACCTCGGCGGTCTTCGGCCCTACTTCTTCTGCTGGGGTTTGGGATACTGCTGCTTGTCCATCTCCTGGAGTTTCAGTGTTTCCGGGAGCGAGGCGGTCAGACTCGGGAGCTTGCTCGGGTCGTCCTTCGGTTTCTGCTGCCGGAATCCCCCCGGCTTCTTGAACTGTTTCATTTTGCCCTCCGGCTTCCTGGGGATGTACGGCGATAGGTTCTTCAAGGGGTTCAATCCTCCCGCGCTCCAGTGTTCGGCCATTGGCGCGTTCTTCGCCATCCGGCACGATTCGGAATTTCTTCTTGTCGGGCCCGATGCCCTCGGCGAGGATCGCCACAGCTTCCGGGTTCGGTTCTTTGCCCTTTGCCCACGTGGTGTAACCCTGCTTTGCCCACACGTTTGCGCTGATCTCGTTGGGATCGAGCGAAGCGGATTCTACGCCGCCGAGATGCGGCGAAGTCGTAGGGACTTCGATCTTCGGTTCTTCGGTTTTCAGCCCATCGAGAATCTTCGTCGTTACGGCGTCGGTCTGCGCGTCGAGCGGGGCTTTCTCTCCCCCGGAGGTGACGGACTCCGTAAGTCCCTGGACCAAGCTCTCCTGCAAGTCCTTGGCAGAATCGGCGGTCTTCTCAGGTGGAACGACATCGGTAAGTTCAATCGGCGGTTCGTCGTTCTGCAGGCGGTCGAGCATGCCCGCTTGGGCGTGAGCCTGCTTCACCGGATCGTCCGGGTGAAGCGCCTGGGCCAGTCCTTCGACGGACGAATGCCACTGCTCCCGCGGGTACTCCGGGAGCGAAGCAAGATGCGCGCGCAGAGCGGCACGGTTGATTGCTTCAGTGCCGACACCGAGACCCGCGAACATGCCGCCGGTGAGCGCCGCGTTGAGCCACTGCTTGGGGTCTTTGAGTTGATCGAGGGGCTTCGCGTTGACATCGGTGCCACTGTACTTCTCTGCCGCTGAGGTGGCAACCCCCTGCCCCATCATGATCCCGGTATCCGCTGCGGCGTGCTTAACGAACTGACCACCCAGCGACTCCGCAGCGCCGCCGATGCCTTGCGCGGCTTTGGACATTCGGCCCATGAGGGCCATCCCGGCGCCGGTCGTGGCGGCCGGGGCGTAGGAGGCTTTCAGAGCCTCGTCGGGGGAGAGGCCATTCGCCACACCCTTTTCATAGGACTGCTGGCCCTGGGCGGCACCCATGACGCCGGGAAGCGCGATCGTGGAGAGCTTACCTGCAGCGAACCGCGCACCGCGGGCGATGACGCCGGCAGCGGCCGGGAGACCTACCTCGGGAGCAACTGCGGAGAGCAGAGCATCGCCCACCATGTAGGGGGCCAGTTTAGCCGCGCCTTCAGCCACCTGGGCGACAGGCGCAAGGATGGGGTGCTCTGCCTGGAAAGCCGGGGTCATCGCATTCTGCTGCTGGACCTGCTCACCCCAATGGCGCATCCCGCCACCGATGCGATTCCCGGTGAGGAACTGACCTGCCTCACCAAGCTCCTGAGCGATCCCACCGACGATCCGGGCAGGGGCTTTCAGGGTCTCAGCGCCGAAGGAGGATTTTTCCGGGGGGGCGTCAAGCTGTGCCCCGGAGGGGAGACCCGCCACCTGGGGGGTCAACTGCGCACCGGCGGGGAGTCCTGCGTAGATGTCGGCCATTGTTTACTCCGTGACTTCTTTGCCCTGCTCGTCAAACCAATGACCCTGCCCGTCGGAGGTGATCGTGTGGCCTTTGTATTGCGCGGTTTGATTTTTGGGCACAACCCGTGTCCCAGCACGCTGAGCACCTGCAGGAGCCGCGCCCGCGCCAGTACGAAGAGCACCGGTTCGCTGGGCACCCCGCAACTGTGCCGGTGCATCCGCAGTGGCAACATAATCGCCCTCGGGAGTCTGGAAACCCTTGCTGTGCCCCCCTAAGAAATTGGGCATCATCGTGGATTTCACCGGTTGCCAGTTGTTTTGGACTGCGGCTAAAGCGGTATTGAAGTCAACGCCGTTCTTGGCCGCAAAGGTTTTGGCGTCCTCGACCTGCGCCAAGCGCGTCTCTTTGTCCGCGATCTCGTTGGTGCGGTTGTTCATCGCCTCTTCCCGGAGACCTGCGACACCAAGCGCCCGGTTGGTCTCATACCCTTGCTTCAGTGCTTCGGACTCACGAGCCGCCGCGATCCCCTCGGGGGACATGTGCCAGTTGATCTGGTTCGTCTCGGCGTTCAAACGCCCCACGTTGGCCCCGGTCTGCTGAACGGTTGCCTGGTTGAGGATACCTGTTTGCTGGGCATTGTACGCTCGTTCGAGGCCGGCGGCGTACCGGCGAGCCGCCTGAGCCTCGGCCATACCATAGGTGTTTTCCGCGCGCGCGTGTGCTGCCGCGATCATGTCGGGGGTGATCTGACCAGTTCCCCCTCCGCTGTCACCCATCATCCGAGCGCCTTGGGTGTAGACCGAGTTCTGGTACGCCGGCAAGTCTGTGTGCTGGGTAACTTGCCCATTATCTCCAAGCACCTCAACATAGCCACTGGAGGGCGGCGGGGCCGCGGGAGCAGGAGCGGCGGCGACCGGGGGGCGGAACCCGCCACGAACTACCGGGGCAGCGACGGGGGGCGTATATGATTGATCGACCGGTGCTGGGAGCGTTGCCGGGGCCGCTTGGGGAAGTGGTGCCCCCATCGACGGAGTATGCGCGGAGATCGTGTTCGGGGGGGTGACCCCAAAACCAGGGTCATTAGCGAACCGGCCCATAAAGTTCCCAACTGCGCCCGCGCCAGCGCGCAGGAGCGCCGCGCCGTAGTTAAGCGGAGCTTCGAGCATACTGCCCGTCATCGGTCCTGACGCCTGAGCGATCTTGGAGGGATCGGTTTCGTAGGGATTGTTCCCGGCAGGGAACATCGACTGGATGCCGTTCGCCATGTTGCGGGCGCCTCGGTTAAAATCAGCTTCCCCGCGCGCGGGGGCCATTGAATATTTCTGCGTATTGGGATCAACAGGGGCAATGTTCCGCGCGGGCATCGGCCGCAGAACCCCGCCGGTGTTGATCGGCCGGGGGGCTGTCAGATCGGGTTCCGGCGGATTGCCGCCGCTGAGCATCCCCGCGAAGGGGGAACTTTGCAGACCGTTCCGAACCGCGTTGATGATATCGTCGAGAGCCATAAAAACTCCTATCTATTTTCGCACATTATAGGCCATCTACCGCAGCTTTATCAAGGTGAAACTACGTGGTTGATGTGACCTGGGCTATGGCCGTAACTGCGCTCATCGCGCCCTGAGCCATTGTAGCATAGGCGCCGAGTGCCCCGGCTGTCGCGGACTCCTGCAAATGGGCCACCCCGAGTATGTGGGCACTGAGTACCTGGGCCTTGGCGATCGTCATATCTGCGTTGGCTTTCCAGTAACCTTGCTGGAGATTCGCGACGGCTATGGAGACCCGGTCCGACTCCGCGGTAGCTCGCATGAGTTCCGCATACCCCGACAGTTGCGCGTTGTACGTGGAGGTTTGCGCAGCATATCGGGAAGTCAAACTCTCTGTCTGCGCTTTGAACGCTGCGACTTGCTGGCCGTATCGCTCGTTATATTCCCGCGCGATCCCAATCTTCAGCTCTGCCTGTTTCGCCTGGGCATCGACCCCGGCCTTAAAGCCCTCGATCTTCGAGTTGCCCGCAGCGATCTTGGCCTGGTAAAGAGATACCTCAGTCTGTGCCCCCCGCACCTTCGCCTCGAAGGCGTTCATCTCCAGACCCTTGACCTGCACCATCGCCTGGGCGATCTCAGCCTTGGTCCGATAGAAATCGAGTTTCGTTTTCTCGGCGCCTACCTGTACGCTGTAGTTGTTGATCTGAGCACTGTAAAGCTGGTACGCCACTGAGACGGCTGCAACACGCTCCCGATACTCCGAGAGTTGTTGGAGGTTCAGATCGCCGCGGAGCTTCGCCGCCTCCAGCCCGGACTTGAACACCTCCAACTTCTGTGTTTCCCCCCGGAGTTTCGCCTCATAGACAGCGACATCGGACTTGTAGAGGTCGAGCTGTGCATTGAACCGGCCGACCTGCACATTGAAGTAGGAGATCGCTGCATCAGTCGTGGCTTTCGCAACAGAGAGCATCCTGTCGGCGAAGGCAGTCGCGAAGTGGATATGCATCTCCTCCGACTTGAGCAGACTATCGACCGCGAACTGCGTGTTCTTCTGCGCGAGTTCTGCGCTCGACGCGATGATCTTCCGCCCGGTGTCCGACCGGGAGGCTGCGAATTTTCCGATTAAATCCTCGGTGGCTTTCCGCAGGGCACCTGGAGGGGAGGGGAAATTCTTGCGCGAATACTCGTCCTCCAGAGCGGCGATGGCGTCATTCAGGATAAGGAGATCACGCTCGGTCCCTTCATTGAAGATCGCGTCCTGCACAGGCTTCGCGATCCCAAGGCCGCCGGTCTGGATATCCGAGAGCAGCTGAGCCTGCACGGCATCGAGAGTGAGCGACTGGTAGACCCGACCCGTCTCGGTGCTGAACCCATAGTAACTACTGATCTCGGGGGAGTTCAGAATCGGGAGGTCCAGCTCAGGGCGCACCACGGAGAGCACCGGTAGGTTGACACTCGGGACATCTGGGATCGTAATCTCGGCGAACTGCGGTGCATCCGGGAGCGTGACCTGGGGGGCATCCGGAGGACTCGCGAACTGCGGTTGGTAGTCGCCCACAAACGAGGCGATGTCCGGGAGATCGGCGAGCGTCGGCGCGGTCCCGACATCGGTCTCCGGAGCAGCCCCGTCATAGGCCGACGGCGGGGGGCCGATGGCGTAGGTGATGTCCGGGGCATTTATGACTGCAGGAACATCCCCAAAATGAAGCGTGTTTAGGGTACTCTGGAGGATACCCACATCGGGGTACTTGTTGGTGGGATCAAAACCCCCACCGCCGACGGATGTAACAGCTCCCGTAGTTATGTTGAAGTTATCCGTATATTTCGCGAAAGCAATAAGATCAGTCGCAGCGGATTCCGCGCGGGAAAGTAAGTCTGCCGAGTTCGCAATTGCTTGGGTGACTATATCAGATGCTTGGGACATGACTTACTCCTAGTTAAAGGCAAAAAAGTTTGCTGCTATATAACGATAACTCCAGTATGTGACTACTTGTTCTGCGGCGAAGATCACAGTATTTTCTGAATCTACTTGCTCAGTTCGCAGTACATAATACATCGTATCTCCGCTACCAGATGTATGGTCCCCGAATGCGGTGTACCTTAGAGTATAGTAGCGATAACCTTTATTAGGTTGCGTGAGGATAATTTCTGCGGCCCATACTTCACATGGATGCCCTGGGGGTGCCCACGGTCTATGTTGCCCCAGAACCGCAACATCCTCCCCCGCCAACATAGGCCCTAAAGATTGGGTAGGGTACGCATCGCTATACCAGATCGAAAAAGCCGGGGTTGACACAAGAAACTTATCCGAAGCTGCAACCAATTGGGGAAACACAGTCCCATCTATATTGGTGTAATCCCCCACAGCAGGATCAAATACATATACCTGCTTCGACCTATTAATTGCAGACATAAGTCCCATATATATATATGACGTAGCTAGTGGTGTATCTAGTGCGCTGGACTCTCTAGTTATCAGTTTTTGTAGTATTGCGAACTCTGCGCTTATGTCAACCATAAGTTCAGACAGTGATACAGGGTATAAGCGCCCATTAGCGTTGAACCCCTCAAGTATGTGGGGCTGGTGTACACCACCCACAAACACCTTCCCATCCGAGAACCGCCCGTTCGGGCTCGTCGCTTGGGCAAATAAGCCGTTCGCCATTTTCCGTTTGGCAACGACCCCCGCTGCGAAGTCCGGGGTCAAACTGGTAGGGATAATTCGGCTCATCGCACCCTCGCGCTCACGGAATCCGCAGTCAGTTCTAGCGAAGCTACCTTGACCCGCCCCCGAAGTTCGATGCGAGTATGCCAGTACCGGGCTTTCATCCCGCGGCCAAACCGCAGACGCTCGTTGCGCCACGTTCTCGGAGACTCAATCTCGACGCTATCGGTAGATTCGAGCTTATCCTCAACGTCGTCAAGATTCTCCGCGACGAGCGTCACCTCTGCGTCACCATCGCCGTGGCAGTCGAGCGTTGCCCTGGTGCAGATTTTCATGCCTGTTGCGCTCATGTCGGTGGTAAGCGTCGAGATGCGCCCGACGATCTCCGTGCCGGCGTCGTTCTCGGCGTCGAAAACATAAATGCCACTGCTGGACGCCCCAAGGACTTGTCCTTGGAACTGCACCAGGGAGTTGAACCCGAAGTTCGTGTAGGTGGAGTGCCCCATTGTCAAGGCATTCACCACCCAAGTCTCGAAGTCACCCTTTGCAGCAGCGAACAGCATAGCATAGAGACCGAGACCACCGACATGCAGATTCGCGGACAGGTAGCAGGCTTCGTAGAGACCCATTGCGAAGACTTCTCGGCCGACCTTGACCGTGCCACTGAGAAGCCCCCCACTGTACTCTGTGGCTGTAACCTGGGCGCCCCCGGTGTTGAGCGCGGCGGATAGACTTTGACTAATCTGGAGACCCGCAGTGAGCTGAACCCGGCCGACGACGAGATCAGCCGAGAGCGAACCGAGGAACGCTTCGCCGGCCGACAACTTCATGCCGCCGACGTTGAGCGCGCCGCTCAGGTTCCGTGTGCTAAGAAGTTCCGCTGTAGTCTTCACGCCGCCGACGGCGAGATTGACCCCGAAGACCGGAGCGCCTGCGATGAGCGTCATCCCCCCGACGCGCAATGCTCCTGAGAGATTGGTGGTAGCCCCGAGAGCCGCGTCGAATGCCATACCGCCAACACTCGCCTCGAAGTCGAGGTAGTTTATGAAGGGGATCACAGCCGTGAGGTTGATGCCACCGACGCTGAGTTCTGCATCGATCATTAGTGGGACGAGAAGTGTCCCCGTCAGGGAAATTCCCCCCACATGTGCGTCAAGCCCAAGATTCCGGCTTACGGTGATCGTACTACCGAGAACAACGCCCCCGACTGTTACATTCCCGAGGTCTGTGTTTATTCGGATGCCGCCGCCTACACCATAACCTGTGTAGATGCTGGTCGTGCCTACGAAGGCCACCGCACCGGTGTCGCTCAGGGCGATGCCGTTCGTCGCGGAATCTGTGTTTACCCCCAATCCCGTAGTGATGCCAGAGTCACGAGTCCAACTCTGGCCGCCGTTAACCGATACACAGAGCGGTCCTACAGTTGAATGGTAGAGGGGGGCGGCGATCAGGGTGTGACCGTCCCCGTCCGTCGCGATAGCAGAATAGACTTGGTTTGTATCCCCCGTCGCTGCTACAGGCGCCCACGCAAGCCCCGCATTTGTGGATTTCAGAACGCATTGCCCGAGGAGTGTGGTCGCACCTGCGGCGTAAACTATTGCGCCGTCGCCGGATATAGCAACCCGCGTCGGGAAATCACCATAGAGGAACGCCGCTGTGGTAGCCGTCGACCAGGTTTGTCCCCCGTCGGTTGAGCAACTTGCTGCCCCAAGACTTGTAGATACAACGAGTTTCCACCCATCATAGGAACATGCGACATCCGCCAAGGTTAAACCACTTGGCGACGGGATAGTCACCCACGTGGTGCCCGAGTCCGAAGAACGCATCAACGCCGTGCCTAAGCAGACATAGAGCAGCGATCCGTTGCTGGACAGCGCGATACCGCCGCTCCACAGGTCATCTTGGCCCTTTCGCCCAAGAGCTGTCGCTGCGGTCCATGAAGCGCCCATATCGGTAGATACATAAATCCACCCGGCATTTATAATCGAGCCGTCCCGATCAGACGCAGCGATTATTATCGCGCCATTCGCCGAGATTTTAGCATGCTGGCAATTCGATACCAAGGCAGAACGATCATTCCACGAAGTTCCGCCATCGGCTGACGTAATCAGTCTATAGTCGGCGGTCGTCGCCACGATAGAAAGCCCATCGCGCGAACAACTCATTGAGGCATAACCGTAACTCGGATCGTCAGCGATACCGGTTGCGGTTGACCATGTAAACGACGCATCAGGCGTGTAAGCCGTCTTTACCCCACCAACAGTGAGGAACGCGAACTTCCCGGTATCGATGTCGCCGGCAGCAACGACACCACCTACACGAGGCTCAAAATCAATATACCAAGGTGCTACCCCCTTCTTTACAATCTCAGAAGCTAACCAGATGGTATGCCCATCCGGGGATACTGCGCAGACACTCCAGGCGAGGTACAGTGATCCGTTAACCCACCCAGCTGTCTCAGAAACCCATGACGCGCCCTGATCGGACGATCGCATGGGATATTCATTAGTGATTGTCCCTGTATCGTAAAGTCCCACAACAACTTGGCTGCTACTACTTGTTGCAGAGGCCGCAACAGCTTGGCGGACGGGATTTCCGCCTGACGTAATAGTCGCGAACGTAGACCCCGAATCTGTAGAACAGAAGAAATAACTATTACCGCCGTACATAGCCCACATGGTAGTTCCGTCAGAACTACAAGTAACAGCAGGCCATGTGTGTGAACCTAAAGCTGTAATCTTAGCCCACGTTGCCCCATGGTTAGTTGATGTATAGATATATCCGTCGCCGCAAGCTAAGATCATCTTCGCGCCGTCGTCAGAACACGCAAATATATTTACGTATACACTGACTGCCGCGGGAAGTGTTCTAGTTGTCCATGTTGCCCCACTATCTGTTGACTGAACTAGAACATTTGTTCCCCCGAAAGATGATATACCTGATATTACTGACCCCGTTGTGGATAGTTTTATCGCCAACCAATACCTGTTACCCGCACCGGTTTGTTGTGCCCATGAACCCCCGTTATTAGCCGACGTGCGTATATAACCAGTTGGACTATATTCCGCTACAGCAAAAACCGACCCGTCCGCAGAAACCGCGCAGTTGAATGGATTTCCCGCGAAACCAGTAATTTCGGCGAATGACGTTCCCGAGTTGGTAGATATAGCGACACGCCGAGTCGTACCGGTATTACATACCGCAATGACCTTGCTGCTATCGCTGGAGCAGGCAATAGCTTGGTAGGCGTAAGAACTACTTTGTATTCCGGGGGTTACTGCAGACCACGCGAAGTTCATGACATATCCTTGATACTAAAAAAGGGGGGCCGAAGCCCCCCGTAGGATTAGACCCCGGTCTGCACCGCAGAGATGGTGATCGTGAAGGGGGAGAAGGTCTGGACAGCCCCCGATGTCATGGTCGCGTTGGTGATGTTGATGTCCGCCCCCGAGGTGCCTATCGAGCAGTCGAACCGGATGTAGGTCGTTCCTGCCGATTGGTCATCCGCGCCTTCGCCCTCGAATCGCATCCACCCGGCCGTACCGGTGTTCCCCGCAACCCCGCTCCAGGCGGTAGCATCTTTCGACACCACACCCGCCGAGGGCACCCCGAAGGTGAGACCGTTGACCGCGGTAACACCCGCCGTTGCCCCTGTGCCCCCGAGAGTCGTCGAGGAACTGCCGTTGATGGCCGCCGTGATAGTCGTGCAAGATGAGGCAACCGTCAGACCGTTCAGGTAGGCGCCTGAGTTCTTCGGCGCGTGGATCGTTACCGTCGCCGAGGAGACCGTCGCTGTGAAGCCGTGAGTCGCTTTTGCCGCATTGATCGCTGTGCAGACCAACCCGGCCGTGGTGTTGATGTCCGTCGCGAAAGTCACAACAGCGTGGATCAGCGGAACCGCACCTACCGTGACGCTGTTGACCGACCCGGAAGCCCCGGCGTACAGGATCGTCGCCGTTGCCGTGGTTTCAGCCGTGAACGACCCGGAGGCTGCGGTGAAGGTGGCGAGCAACGTCCCGGTCGGCGCTGAATCAGCATCGGCCGGTTGGGAACCCGTGTAGACTTTGATGCGACCGTTGGAGAGCGCATCGGCCCAACCGCCCCCAAGAGCCAAGTAATTCCGAAATGCCGTCGAGATGTTTTTTGCCATGATTGATGTCCTCTTGGCGAGCTAGATGCCCGCGGTTATTTACGCACCATTCACCGTCGAGATGTAGTGCCGTTGACCATCCAAGTCCCTGAAGAGCGCCGCCCCCTGTAGCCCTGGTGCTACAATAACTTTCTGCTCCGACAAGACGTACAGTTCCCCACTATTTCCCCCCACACAAACACCCTGTGGCGACATCCACCATACGACGTGCCCCTTCATCTTCCCCCCGGCGAACAGTTCGCCTTTCGACATGACAGCGGTGCCGGGGATTGCAACATAGGGGTCTTGCGGAATCGGGTCTTCATCCTGTGAGATGAACAGCAGTTGTGATCCGGTGGACACCCAGATACCATCGTCGACCGCTTTGAGCATGGTAAGCGGACTGTCGAAGGTAGTGTAACCCCCAACTCGGTGGACTGCTTCCAGATTGTACGGCCGACTGCGCACGAGCGTGCTTCCGCAGGCGACACAGAGCGTGGCGTTGTAGAGGGTGATGAGTTGACCGGCCGGCAACGGTTCAAGGCTATTCGGCACCTCGATCACGGACCCGACCGTCGTGGTGAATCGTCTGAAGTTCTTCGGTGCTGCAAAAGGTTCGGCGCCGGTATCCGTTATCCAGCCGATGTCGGTCCCGTTGGTATAAGCGATCGCACCGTTGACATCGGCGAAGTCCGCCGGTGCGTCGGTACGTAGGGTCGCGAGCGCGGTCGCGCCCCCCAAGTCATCATGCAGTTGGTAAAGCACTGAAGTTCGCACGAAGAAACAGACATCTCCGTTGCTCCACAGCGAGTGAGCGCCGTCGAGGATTTTCCGATACCCCATCCGCACCGCAGCGATATCACCCGCCAGTAAGTCCACGTCCGACGCCCGAACCATTTCGTTCACCGCGACCATCTGCGGAACGGACTCGTCTTTATCCTTCGAGTCTATCCGCTCTTTGACGGTATTCATGGTGCGAAATTTGAACTTGACGGCGCCCACGGAAACCTCCTAAACCACGTACTGCTGCGCCGGGGTAATCTGCATCGAAGCTCCGTTGATCCGGGTGAACAGCTTACGTCCCTGGTGGAGGTAGGCATTGAAACGATCTGCATGAGTCTTGGATTTCACCGGGTCCTGCAGCTCTTTGTCGTGATCCAGCAGAGCCTCGGCCGCAGCGTACTCCACGAGTGCCAGGTGGCATTGTACGGGGATACTCGGGGACGCGACATCATAGCTCGGGCCGACCTTGTGGTCAAGGCGTTTTGCCGCCCTCCTGTGGACCCTGAGCGTGAGGACCAACCCGTCAAGGGGTAACTCCAGAAGCGAGATCGTCCCCGTCTGCTGGTCGACCTGCCAAGCGATGGGGCGTTTCCACGGCATCGCCGGGAGGTTGTAATACTGCGAACGATCCAATTCGGTGAAGTTGCGCAGCTTGTGCGCGCCGTCCCATATCTCCAGCACTTCGATGATCCGGTCGCTCGGAAGCAGGTAGTGCGCTTCGCCGCCGGTGGTCGTGATCGTGTAGGCGGTGTTGTCCGTGAAGTAGCCGGTCTCCTCGCAGAATCGATCTTCCCCGTCCGCCATCATGCGGAGCAGTCGGGTATCCGACCACGCGTAAGGGCGCCGGGTGTCCGACAACTTTTCGCGCAATTCATCGAGAAGTTCGACGCGAGTCATTACGCGAGTCTCCAGGGGATGGTGGAACGGTTGTACGGTACGAGGATGTTCCGCGACCCGTCACGGGGATCGGGGACTTTCCGATACGCGACGGTGATCGCGTTCTTCAGCGCGTTGATGACTTTCTCCGGGACGGACACCGGCTCGCCGCGCTTGATCTGGAAACCCTCGCCGTTCACCCCGACGTACTCGAAACCGGGAAGTCCTTCAACCTCATCGATGATGATGTCGTACCGGCGCTCCTTGGGGGCTGCAACTGCGGCGGGAGGCGTGGTGACCACCAGGGTTTCTCCGTCAAGGTTGTCAAAAAGATCGTTGTTCATGGGGTGTGGTCCTTTCTGTGTTTTTATTCGGCGAGCGGGGCCGCGCCGGTTTGTTCTTCGGGAGTAAGCGGCGCAGGATCGGGAGTCTCATCGCCCATAAAATTCGTGACCTCTTCTTCCAGTTTGGCCAATTCCGACTCTGCTTCGTGAAGGGTCTTCTCCACCTTGCTGAAGAAATTCAGCGGGGCCGGGTCGGCTACTGCCGGCGGCTCTGCGGGGGCCAGGTCGGCTACTGCCGGCGGCTCTGCGGGGGCCAGGTCGGCTACTGCCCGCCGCGCTCCGATCGAGACA